GACGCTAATCATGACCAATGCCTATCTGAATCCGGACGGCGCGATTTTTCACCCACTGGATTGGCAGGATATCCGGTTGCTGAAAACGACCGATGGCCGTTACATCTGGGGCGAGCCGTCTGAGATGGGACCCGAACGCATCTGGGGACTGAACGTCGTCAAAACTACCGCGATGACCCAGAACACGGCGCTGATCGGGGCATTCCAGTACGCGACGCAGGTGTTTCGCCGCAATGAAATGACGCTGGCCGTGTCTGATCAGCATAGCGATTTCTTCATTAAGAACCAGATGATGTTGCGTGCTGAAGAGCGTCTCGCTCTGGTCGTGTATCGCCCTACCGCGCTGTGCAGTGTCACAGGCATCTAAGGAGGGCGCTATGACCTACATTATGGAAGGGTCTGTTTCACCCGTCGCCATTACTGGCGCGCCGGTTGATGGCACTGATGAGGTGCAGACCCTCACACACGACGCCACGCAGGGCACCTATACCCTGACCTTTGACGGCTACACCACCGCTGCTATTGCCTTTGATGCGGATGATAGCGCTATCCAGACCGCACTGGAGGCGCTGCCGAACGTGGGTATCGGGGGCATTGTCGTAACCGGCGGCAGCAGTAGCCCGTGGACGCTCACGTTCGCGGGCAACCTGGGCAAAAAGGCGCAGTCGCTCATAAGTGCCACGGCCAGCGGCTTCGATACGGGCGAAACGGTTACGGTCACCGAAGCCACTGCAGGTGTGGATGCCACGCTACGCGGGGCTGGCATTGGCGCGCTAGCAATTGACACCACCAATGGCGCGCTCTACCAGAATACAGGAACCGCGCTTGACCCGGCGTGGCACCTCATCAGTGCCGCCACGGGGTACACAACCGAGGTGCTTGACGTGGTGGTGGACTGTTCAACCCCTGCTGCCAGTCAGGATGTGGGGGACGTACCAGCAGGGTCAGTCATTGTCTCGGCTGCTGCCAATCTGGACACAGCCATTACGGTGAGCGGGAGCACGCCCACGCCCACGGCGGTGGGCCTGGGTACAGCGGCAGACCCCGACGCATATGGCAAAACAACTGCCGTTACACAAAACGCCAAAATCACCAACCTGATTGACTGGGCAGTGCTGGCAGCGCAAGCCGATATCATCCTCTCACCCGTGGACAGCAATGGGGATGTGCCAACCAGTTCACCAGAGATTGGTGGTGCTGGCGAGCAGATCACCGTGCGCATCGTGTATTACGTGCCTGCTGCGCTGCCCAATGCATAAGGAGTGACCTATGCAAACCGCACCACAACGCCTGTACCTGACGGCTGACCGGAGCCGGGTTGTGCCTGAAAGCGACCCGGCGGCGCGCTTCCTCTGGAAAGCTACCGGGGATGATATCACGGTACAGGAAGAGCAGCAGTACGACCTGAAAACCGTGTTCCATCCCGCCGCTGACAACAAGGCGCGCATGCCGCGTCGAAACACAAAGGCAGATGGCCAGAGCGAGACATAAATGGCAAACGCGACAACCGAATGGTTTGATAGTGACCGCATCACGCCGCGCAATCTGCGGCTTATAGATAGAGGTGACAGCAGTTACAGCCTGGCTGTTGACGCCGGGTTGTCGCGTGACGCATTCAATCGGCTCCGAGTTTCGGAGCCGCAATATATATTCAGTAGCGCCGGAACATATGACGACGAACCGCTCATCTGGCAGAGCGTCACCAGTTCCGGCGCGGCAAACCACAATAGCAATACTCGCGGCGTGGATATGACGCTCAGCGCCGCCGATGGCTACGTCGTGAGACAGACCTATCGATATTTCCCATACGAGCCAGGCCGCTCGCAATTTATCACGATGACTGGCACGCTCGGAGATGCAAGTACGAACGTCACAAAGCGCATTGGGCAGTTTGACAGCGCCAATGGCGTATTCTTTCAACAGTCTGGGGATGGGACGCTCTCAGTCGTGCGGCGCTCCTCGACATCAGGCAGCGTTGCGGATGATCCTGTTGCACAGGCAGAATGGAACCTTGACAAACTGGACGGCACGGGCAACAGCAGCGCCACGCTTGATCCGACGAATGATCAGATATGGACAATTGACTACGGCTGGCTCGGCACAGCCACCGTCCGGTTCGGTGTCTACATTGATGGGCACATTGTCTATTGCCACGCGATGCAGCATGCCAACGTCCTCAGCGCGAGTTATATGCAGAGCGCCACACTGCCGCTGCGCTACGAAATCGCCGCGAGCGGTGCGATCACCGGCGCCCCGACGTTGACACAGTTTTGCAGCGGTATCGCCTCGGAGGGTGGCTATTTTATCAGGCCGGGGTATGTGTTCAGCGGGGGACGTTCGGCCCCCATCTCTGTCTCGACTGCCGAATGTATTGTTGCTATCCGTCCAGCAACAACGTTTAACAGCATCCCTAATCGTATTCAGATAGAGGCTGTCGAGGTTAACATCGGTTCAGCAACTGACCCGGTAGAGTGGCGCGCCTACTACTATCCTCCCGGCACAACGAACCCGATCACCGGCGGCTCATGGGCCGCCGCAAACAACGCGAGCGGCGTGGAAGTAAACAGCAGCGCAACGGCAATCAGCACGACAAGCGGCTATGAGATAGCGCGTGGCCTGGTTGCCTCGAACAGTACAGGCAATAGTCGTACCGCAACAAGTGCGCGTCTGACACAGGTACTACCATTAACGATAGATGCGAGCGGGAGTAATAGCCCGCTCACGTCAAACGCCGGAGCAAACCCGGCATACGTTGCGCTGTATGCCGTTGCGACATCGGGATCGCCTTTAGCCGCCGGTACCATCACCTGGCAGGAGTTTCGCTAATGCCAACATCCCTGGAAACCGAATTCGGCCTCGCTACCGGCAAGGGCGAGACGGTCTACAATCTGGTGACGGGCGCGGCCACGGACGTGAGCGGGACAAATATCACGCAGTTGCTGATCAGACTGGGGTAGTCAGATGGCCTATGTAACCGTCGCACAACTGCGGCAATACCTGGCGCAGGTGCCCGAATACGCACAGCAACGCGTCACCCTCACAGGCATCCCAACGGGCGGCACGTTCACCTTAACCTACGAGGGGGAGACGACCGCTGCTATTGCCTATGATGCCACAGCAACCGCTGTACAAACGGCGCTGGTTGCACTTGCTGCAATTGGCAGCGGCAAAGCGCGGGTGGGCGGACCTGCGGGCGGGCCGTGGGAGGTTGTGTTGTCAGCCGGAAACGACGCCAGTCCACTTTCAGGCGATGGTAGCGGTCTGACCGGGGGCACGTCGCCGGATGTGAGCATCGAGCCAGCAACCGATGACCTGCTGGAGACCATCCTGGAGCGCGCCACCGATATCGTCAACGAGGCGTTGGGTTTTGCCTTCGAGGGCTACAGCAGCAGCGAAAAGATTATTTTTGCCGAGCGCTCCCGGTGGCTCACCTTACCTCATTACCAGGCAGGCACGATCACCAGCCTCGAAGATTACGACCGCGTCGAAAGCTACACCGAAGGCGATGAGTACGAGGTTGACGACGATAATCATCGCTACCTGTACAAAAATGACGGCTCCTACGCCGCGCACGGGAGCCTGTCCACATCATCCTACTATGCACACACCAGTAACTACTGGAAATACCGACGCTATCGGGTAACTGCTGCCTGGGGCTATGGCGACCCGCCGCCCGCGCTGGTGGAGGTCACGATAGAAGTGGCGGTCAATATCTGGCGCGCAAAAGATCGCGGCCTGTTCACCGACGTAATCGGCGTCGAAACCAGCCCGGGGGCGGGGGCGGTCGTGGGTTATCAGGGCGCAATGACCAATCAACAGAAGATGGTCGTCAGCGGTATTCGTGACCAGTATCGTGAACGGGTGATGTAATGGCAACAGTGGAAGAACTTCAGCGGCGTCTCTCTGACAGTCGCCTGCGTAGTATCGAAGAACAAATGCTGAGTCGCATCCTGGCTGTGATTGAAGCCAATGTGAAGCGCCGCACGCCAGTCAAGACGGGCAACCTGCGCCGCACAATTACCAGTCGCGTGGAGCGCCCCGGCGTGCGTGGGGTGGTGGGGACGAATGCCAGCTATGCGCGGCCTGTCCACGAAGGCAGCCGCCCCCACATCATCCGGCCCCGACGGGCGCGGGTGTTGCGCTTTAAAAAAGGCGGCGAGACGATCTTCGCCCGCTTTGTGCGGCATCCCGGCACGCGGGGGCAGCCGTTTCTGTTGGATGGCCTGGCTGCCAGCCGGGATACCATCCAGGATATTTTAAGCGAGAGCGGGCAATCGTTCCTCAGCGGAGATGCGCTATGAGTTACCGGGCGGTGCTAGACGGCCTGCACACCGTCTTCGAGGGTGTGAACCCGGCTATCCCGGTGCTGCTGCGCTACGAGCCGACCGCGATCCATCAGACTCCGACGCTGTACAGTCTGCTGGACACCGTAAACCGACAGCGTCAGGGACAGATCAGAGCGGCAACCTATCGCGTGTTGAACCGGCTTGTGTTTCGCTGGCAAGATAACGAGCAGGCCGAGGAGGAGTTGATCCCGTATGTGGATGCTATTGCGAACGCGATTGACAGCGACGCGCACCTGAGCGGCGCACTCGACAGCGGACTGGCGACGGTCAACGATATGGAAGCGGTATTTGTTTCGATTGGCGGCGTGATCTATCGCGCGCTGGATATCTATGTCGATGTGCTGGAGAAAACAGCCATCAGTTAGGGGTGCCATATGGCGGAAATTCCATTTGAAAAATTTGGCCTGGCATTGGAGAGCGTACGCGGAACGGCGATCACCACACCCACCATCACCAGTACCACCAACGAGCGCCTGGTGACGCCGAGGCAGGAACGATACACGCCACAGGTCGCCCTGGGCAATCTGGTGGAGTTTTATAAATCCATCCCGGTACAACAGCGCGTGGAGTGGTCAATATCTGGTGCTGCCGACCTCAACTTGCTGTTTGAACTACTCAAAATGACAGTCGAAGGATCACCCACAATTACAACGCCAGGCACCGATGCCGACCTGGCCGAGTTCACACCGGACAGCACGTCCGACACCATTAAAAG